CTGACTGCAGTATTATAATAGGTCGATTCGCCATAAGCTCTAAATCCAATTCGGTTTGTGGCTTCGGCAATAATTTTACCGCGTGATACGACAACTGCGACATGAACGAGTTTATTAAGTTGTGTTAGTTTAGTAGTTTTAGGGTCATTTTTAAATTTATCTAGTATTTCGGCGATTTGAGAATTGGGCATGTATGGGTTTGTAATGATATCTTTATTTGTGTTTTTTTGTCATTGTTATATATACAATAATGGGGCGCTCCGGAAAGTATATTAAGTCTAGTTCTAGTGTTTTTCGCCGTAGTTATAAAGCGCCACCCCCAGTTGATTATAACGTGCCAGACCCAGTGTCGAACCAAGCAGAATTTGAAAGTTTCCTTGACCAAAATGCAATATTGCCTAACATTGATGCAGTTAATGCAGCGTGTAATAAATTAAAACAAAACGGCCCTTCTGAACTTTTAAAAAAGATTTTAAAAAAGACCTATATCAAAATACAAATTGACGAGAAAGCTAGACGTTTACAAACAGACGTTTTTAATGCTTATGCTACTATTTTTAATTCCTTAAAGGAAGTTCTCGATATAGATACAAAAAATGCTATCTATGACGAAGCAGATCTTGAAATAAACAATGCAGCCCATAGAACTGACACGTCAGCCCATACAACTGACACGTCACAACCTGTACCCGTAAGCGGTGGCAAAAAGAAATCCAAAACAAAACTCAACAAATCAAAAACAAAAACAAAAACAAAATCAAAATCAAAACTCAACAAAACAAAATCCAAACGCAACAAAACAAAATCCAAACGCAACAAACAAAAAAACTAAATAAAATATTATATATAAACACTATTATATATAATCTAATACGTGATGCTAGGACCCATTGAGTATGAAGATATAAGCGATAAGCAACCACTGATTAGTGAACAAATCGGTCGTACTATTTCCTCAGAACAATTAGTTCTCAAAATTATCGAACCACCTCGCCCTCAACCCACTGAGTTCAAAACCCTTGATAATTCCCTCCTCCAAAAATATGGCGTAAAACTTTATGGTTCCGACCGCGATACTTACGATATCATCAACGATTTCCTAGAGGACAATCAGAGTGAGCGCGCGTTTTATATTATCGACCTCGGTGCCCTCACGAATTCATATGCGAATTGGACCCGACTTTTACCTAATGTTACGCCATATTATGCCGTCAAATGTAATCCGAATCCAGTGATTTTGGAGGCGCTCGCGTCACTCGGGGCGAATTTTGACTGTGCATCAGAGAATGAAATCAAAGCCATCAATGAAATTACCAAGGACCCGTCCCGCATTATTTTTGCGAATCCAGTAAAAATGTCTTCGCAAATCCGGTTTGCTCGTTCAAATGACGTTGACCTTATGACATATGACTCTGAAGAGGAGCTCTATAAAATCAAACTATACCATCCATATGCCAAATTGATTTTGCGGTTGGCAGTTGATGATAGTAAGAGTAAGTGTCGTTTTAATAAAAAGTTTGGCTGCAGACTCGGACAAGTCAAGGAACTTTTGATGATTGCAAAAACATTGAAGCTCGATGTTACTGGGTTTAGTTTTCACGTAGGCAGTGGATGTTCATCGGAGGAGAGTTTTTATGATGCCATTAAGACTTGCCGTTTAGCTACGGATATTGCCAAAGAACTTGGAATTGTGGTTAAAATGATAGATATTGGTGGTGGGTTTCCGGGTGTAGACCGCACGGTCAAGTTCGAGGATATTGCGAATCGCGTGAATGATGGTATTGCTGATTTTTTCGGTGAGGAATTAGAAAACGGTTCAGTCCAATTTATTGCTGAACCCGGGCGTTATTTTGTTGAGAATACACATACATTGGTTCTCAATGTGATAGGAAAAAAACGCATCATTGATGACGAAACTGGAGAACCCATGTTGATATATACGTTGAATGATGGCGTCTATGGTAGTTTTAATTGTATGATATTTGACCATTGTTTACCGACGATTTTGCCGTTTAATGAACGTGATGGCAAATTGCTCAAGAGTCGGATTTTTGGCATTACGTGCGATAGTATGGACATGATATCGGACGAAATTATGTTGCCGGATTTAGCGATAGGAGAATGGCTATATGTGGAGAACTTTGGGTCATATACGATTGCGGCGAGTTCAAGTTTTAATGGGTTTAAGACAGATGTGTTCAAATATATTTATCGGTCTTAAATATATATAATAATAAAAAGTTTACTATGAATAATGGAAAAAAAATTATTTTAGTACAAAGAATTAATTGGCGCAAAGAAGGTCAAAAAGCAAATGTAACAAATGAAAACCAAATTGAGGAAGCTGGACAGCAAATTTATGAAGCAGTAAAAAAAGAAGACGTGCAATTACTTATTAAACTACTCGATAGTTGGGCAGGAAATCAACGTGTTCTTAATTGGTATGGTAAAGATAAATTGACACCACTCATGTATGCGTGCAGATTTAAAAAAAAAAATGCTGATCTTTTAAAAGAGTTGTTAAGAACACCAGGTATCGACGTTAATTTAACAATTATTAGTGAAGTAAATGATAGTAATGGTGAAAAAATTACATATGAAGAGTCAGCGTTGATTTGGGCATTACAAGAGGAGAATATAACTGCTCTTGAGATATTAAACAGAACAAAAAAAGACACTAGACTTGTTATTAAAGAAGATGTGTTTAAAAAGATGTATGGAGATAATTATAAAGAGGATATGCCCATCGAAATATTAGATGAGTTTTTTCCAACTACCACATCTATTCCTATTCGACCAGAGCCTGAAAAGAACCCTGGACAAGCCATCTATGAAGCAGCTAACAACGGAAAAGTTGATATTCTAAAAAAACTTCTCATTGAATATGCTGAAAATAGCGAGGTCCTTAATTATAGTCCTAGCCAAGGAATGACTCCACTTATTATTGCATGTGGAGTTAATGAGGTTGAATGTGTGCGATTATTGGTTGATACAGTCGGGGTCGATGTAAATCTTTTTAGAGTCGATGGTTCGACTGCCTTATGTTGTGCAGTACAATCGGAATTTATAGAGGTTGTAAAAGTTTTGCTCGAAGCAAAAAAAGATGGCAAAATAAACCTAGATCTTGATAAGGCCCCTACAGCAAAATGGTATAGTAGCAATTTTATAGGTAAAAGCCCTCTCAAGATAGCAAGAGAGTTGGGATACACAGCTATTGTAGATGGGCTTGTGGCGGCAGGCGCAACGGAAAAAGAAGACCCTGTTCCTGCACCAAAAAATAGCTTTATAGGAAGAGTAGGGAAATTTTTTTCAAGACAAAGCCCAGTAAAAGGCGGTAAAACAAAGAAATCCAAAAAATCAACAAAAAAAACAAAAAAACCAAAAACATCATCAAAACTCAGGAATACCAGCAAACATCTCAATATTCGCAGGTAAACTATCGACATTTATTAGTCCAACTACATCATGCGCCAAATATAGGGTCAAATTCATATCCTTGTTTTCTGTAGTACATTGTTTTGTCCACCGCTCCAATTTTAATACTTCTCCCAAGCCAACAATGCGTCCACGCATACCACAATGTTGCGGCGGCCGCTTGCCCGGTTTACCGCTCGTATGTTTTATGCGCCACTCACACGATAGTGCGTTTTTGTGGTCTGGAAATCCTGTTACTAGTGCATAGATTTCCCAGCCACCGCCTCTGCCATGGGTATATCGGGCTCCACCGCTAATTTCCTCGTTGTGTTGTCTTAGGCGGCGTTTTGGCGAGTTGGTAGAGCCATTATACGTGAGATGTGCATATTGTGGGTTTTTGTTGCGTAAAATATAACAATACCATGACTCCGTTGGACTTATCACGCTTTTTTCAATTATATTATCATCCATCATATGATAATATACACATATTTATTACTAAATCAATTGTTTACACATAACAAGGTATCGCATCAATATCAATAATATATTCACGGTCTACAACCTTGGCTTTTTTAGGCACCATCGCAAATTTATTAAAGTAAGGGAATTCTAGCTGTTCTTGGGGCGTATGGTTATGGACGGTTCTCGCAATCATCTTATATAACTTAAAATTGGGATATCGTTCTTCGCCATTACGTTTATATAAAATATTTTTTCCATTATCGTCAGAGCACCAACGATTAATTGTGGCTTGTAATTCGTCATAGTCATCCTCATCTTCTTCATCGTCGATAATAAAATCATAAATGGAACAACCGAGGCGGCATAAATCGAAACTATAATTTGGGTCGAGTCTGGGCTTGTCTTCATTCATATATGGTTCGCAGTTATATTGTGTCGATGCATCGCCGCCATTAGCAAAGCTATCACTGCAAAATAACTTGCCCTGGAATCTATATATACCACGACCAAAGTCTATGAGTTTATATATTTTGCCATAGGTTGGCACCTTGTAAGTGGTGTTTTTATATTTATAAAACAAATATTCCGTATCTGTATTTACAAACATGATATTATTTGTATGAAGGTCGTTATGTGTGAAATGAAAGGTTTTTTGGTAAGTAATTAGCATCATGATTACTTGCATGAGGGCGCTGGCTGCCTCGCTACATCCTATCTTATGGTTTTCAAATAGTTCGTCGAGAGTTCCATCGCATTTTTCTAGGCATATTAGTTGGACAGGGAAGTTATTGATATATGCGAATTTTGCGGGTTCTTCGGAACAACTTGTATAATCGCTACCATCTTCACCGTCTTCACCTTCGCTACCGCTTGTACAATCTTCACCGTCTTCGCTACCGCTTGTACCATCTTCACCATCTTCACCTTCTTCACCATCTTCACTACCGCTTTCACTACCATCTTCACTACCGCTTTCACCACCATCATCACTATAGTTTTTTTCACTATTACTACTAGTCGAAGAACTCGACTTTGATGAATTATTATCGGGTTTTTCATAAACGACTGATGAATTCATGGATGGCTCGCATTGGGATTCTTCGGTGTCAAATGCAATAACCTCCATAGTAATATTATGTGTCGGAGTATCAGAAATAAGTAGTTTTTGTTTATTATTTCGAGAACCAAAGTTCATAAATTCGTCATTTTCACTATTTGAAACCGTAAATAATCTATTCAAGTTCTCTTTAAAATAGTTCGAATCGTTTAAATAATCAATATCATCAATAATATTCATTTTATATTTATCCTGAATACCCAAAAAGCTACCATAATAATCAATGCCGTTTACAAATTTGTGTGAATTTAATAATTTGCTAGATAAAAACGAGAAGAAATTATCTACATAAGATGCGTTATTTATGTCTGCTAATTTGGGATGTGTGTTATTTTTATTTATAGATGGGAGAACCTGTATAGATTCGGCGTTGGATTTATATTTGCCAATCATATATCGTATCGGGTCAAGTAGTGGCGCATATTTAATAAATACATAACGTTCGTGCTGCGCTTTAGTGTCTTGTTCATAAACTGTTGTCATATCATAAATATGGTATTTATGATTGAATGAGACACTGTTATAATTAGTTTCGTTTAATGAGAAAAATCGCTCGTGAGTGGGGTTATAGTTTTGTATACCCTTGATAATAAATGGGTTATAGCTATTTTCGATATCCTCTTGTGTAGGTTGATAAATGTTCTCTAAAGATTTCAAGTCAAGTGTCTTAGATTTGAAATAATTTACATTGAATTTAGGGGTTTCGGTTGTCATAGTTGAAATGTTCTAAACAAGTATAAGTGGTATTTATATTTTTATCGTAGTAACTAAACGTTTGTATTTGGGTCGCGTATATGGGTCTAATACAATATATTCTTTATTATTATATTGAAATATGACATTGGAGCTAAAAAAATTCAATATGCGTGAAATCACGTTTAAGCCTGATGAAAATAAGGGTCCGGTTATTGTTATGATTGGTCGTCGTGACACTGGTAAGTCTTATTTAGTTCGTGATTTATTATTTTATCATCAGGATATTCCTATTGGTACTGTCATGTCTGGCACGGAAGCTGGTAACGGATTTTATGCTGCTCACGTACCGAAGTTATTTATTCATGAGGAATATAATACTGTGTTGATTGAGAACATTTTGAGAAGACAGAAGACGGTTTTGAAACAAGTAAACAAGGAAATCGAGCTTTATCGTAAAAGTACTATCGACCCTCGCGCATTTGTGATTTTAGATGATTGCTTGTATGACCAGACATGGACTCGCGATAAGATGATGCGGTTGCTGTTCATGAACGGAAGGCACTGGAAAATCATGTTAATCATCACAATGCAATATCCTTTAGGCATTCCGCCGAATCTCCGCACCAATATCGACTACGTATTTATCCTGCGCGAACCATATATGACAAATCGAAAACGCATCTGGGAGAACTATGCGAGTATGTTTCCGACTATGGAGTCATTTGCAGCGGTAATGGACCAGACTACGGAGAATTATGAATGCCTGGTAATAAATAATAATGCGAAATCGAACAAGTTGACCGACCAAATATTCTGGTACAAGGCTGAAAACCACCCTGACTTCAAGTTGGGCTCCAAAGAATTCTGGGAAATATCGAAAAGTATGGGGTCGGATGACGAAGATGAAGCATACGACCCAAGTAAAGGTAAAAAGCGCTCGGGTCCTGCTATCAATGTGAAAAAAAATAAATGGTAAA